TGTTCATCGCTCTGGTCTCAGCAGTCTGCAAAGCGAAGGATTTGGCTCTTGTGGTTTCTCCTCTGGCAATGAATTCCGCTGGGGCACAAGCTCCTGTAGCGGAAACACGCCTTCCTGCTCGCTCAACTGTGACCCTAACCTTGTATGGTTTCGTGTCGTCTCTATCACCAGCATTGGAGACGACGGTCGGCTCAAGGATGGAGAGGTCAAATACCAGGGCCAGCTTGAGAAACCAGTTTTTCGTAGGGAGTGTCTTTTGTTCCTTCGTTTTCTTTGAACGGAATTCAATGAAGTCTCCCCGTTCAGCTAATTCCTTGACGAGCTGGGAGTATGCCTCCCAGCTTTCCTTGACCTGTTTCCCTCTCGCAAGGATTTCCTCCTTTGAGAGGGCGGGCGAGAGAGCTTCCTCTCGCTTGACAATTTGCACTTTTTCGTTATAATTTTTCACAAGAAACACCTCCTTTTAGTTTTGTTTAGGGAGGTGGCGGGCACCACCTCTCCGTCTCTCGGTCAAATTCCCCAGTCCATCTCCTGCTTGGGCTGGGAAATGGACGGCACGAACTCCGTCCTTACCGCCTCCCTCTCTTCCAGCCTGCGGAGGCGGTATTGTTCCAGGCATCTCTTTTCCCAGAGCATATTTTTGTATGCTCTGAGAATTCCATTTGGGGCTGAGATGCCAAGCAGAGCTCCACGCAACTCCGCTTCCGAGACATCTTCTGGGACGGAAATCCCAAAGTAGTAACGGAGGGAGTTGCGGATATGCGGGAGGCAGTATCCCTTGAGCTCCTGCCACAGCTCAAGGATTTGGTCAATAATCATCTCCCGCTCTCGTCTCTCAGCCCTGGTCATCAAGGACATTCTTTTCACCTCCTTTCTTTTGGGGATAAAGAAGAAGCGGACGAGGAAACCTTCTCGGAAACCTCGTCCGCTTCTTTTTTCATTCTTTGCATTTTAGCCAGCGCCGCCTCAATGAGAATACGGACGACGCCAGCCATCCTTTCCTCAGGGGTGAATTCAGGGGTTGGTTTTGGGGTAGGGCGGTTCATTTTGACACCTCCAGGGTAAAACCCAAAGCTCGTAGCACTTTGTAAATGCTTGCAAAACCTTTATATTCCCCCCGTTCTATAAGCCGTAGAGAGGAAGGAGCAACACCCGAGAGGGCAAATACATCAACCAGTCTCATCCCTCTTTGTTTCCTTTCCTCTTGTATCATCTTCCCCAACCTTTTTAGAAATTGGGCAGCTTCAAACTCAATAGATGGAGCTACTTGCATTTTTAAAAATCACCTCCTGTTCTATTCTAATACACATTATAAACACAATAAAGACAATCGTCAAATATTTGGAACAAAATTTTTTGAAACAATGTCTAAAAATTGAACTACATAAAAGAATAGGAGGTGATTAACTTTGCTCTTGATGATGATTGAGGAAAAACAAAAAATCGCTGAATGGGTAGTTAAAAATCGGCAACGGGTCGGCTACACAATAAAGCGGTTAGCTGAGAAGGCAGGTGTTTCCCGTTCCCATCTTTATGCGATTGAGGATGGAATAGTCAGACCCAACATTGACACCTTATTCCGATTAGCCGACGCTATGAATATCCCCCGACAAGAAGTTTTAAAACTGTTGGGAATTTCCACTTATAAAGAGGATAAAGAAGTGGAAGTTGTAAGAAAACAGCCCAGCCCATTAATTCCCGTTATTGCTGTGGTTCCCTGCGGAAATCCAATTGAGCCAGAAGTTGCCCCATTAGGTTATGTCCCTCTTTATGAAGGAGAAGCTCCAGGCGCAGCTTTTGCTATCCGAGCCGAAGGGGATAGTATGGCACCCTTTATCTTGCCTGGCGATTTCCTTATCATCCGACCCCAGGACACGGCAACCAATGGAGATATTATCGTAGTTTCCATTGAAACTGATGGTGGGTGGGAAAGCACTGTAAAGCGGTATCGGTTGCAGGCAGGGAAGGTTGTTTTAGAGAGCCTCAACCCAGCATATCCTAATATAGAAGTCAGCCCGCCGATGCGGATGCGGATAATTGGGAAGGTAGTGGAAATCAAGAGATTTTTGAGGTAAGGAGGCGAGTATGGAACGCAAAATAAGAATTTAATTGGCTGTTTGGGAGTTATCATCATAATTCTCTTTGGGCTTTTTCTCTGGGCACTTCTACGCCCTGTTCCCCAGCCTAAAACTCCCTCATTTCCGACCCAACCGCTGACAACATACCCTACACAGCAACAAGTTCAAACACAGCCTCAAACGATGCCAATAGCAAGTGGGTATATTGGGAATTCCCGCACTATGAAGTTCCATCGACCCGATTGTCAATGGGCTCAGAAGATTTCACCAACGAACAGAGTATATTTCCGCACCCGAGAGGAGGCAATTTCGCAGGGTTATATGCCGTGTAAGGTATGCAATCCGTAGGGGGATTTGGTATCATTGATATGGAGGTGATTTGAGATGCAAGATCCCCAGAGGCAGGAAATAGAGAAAGTTTTAACTAATACAGGATGCGGTCTCTATCTGGGGATGTTGTTTTTCCTGGGAGTTCCCGCTACGCTGTTTCTGGGCTTGCCTGGGCTGATTATAACGGTCGGCTTGGTTTGGATATTGTTTTCCATTGAGGTGTTTATCAAAGGACTTGTGGCAGGAGCATATATTACCGCTCTGATAAAGCAATGGAAAGCGAAAAGGCAATTGCGAGCTCAAAATCCTACTACAATTCCCCAAACCCCACAAGTAAGTCTTCCACCCCAACAGGAAGAGCGACTGCAAAAGCCGAAGGTAGATATTATCCCCACTCTCGGAGCAATAGAGAGAAAGAAAAAGAAATGATATGCGAGTAGCGATTTACTGCAGGGTTTCCACAGAACTTCAGGAGGAGGAAGGGAATAGTTTAGAGACGCAGGAACGTCTCTTAACTGAGCTGGCTCGCCAGAGGGGTTGGGAATATGAAGTCTTCCGTGAAGTAGGCTCGGGAACGACTATTCAGAAGCGTCCTGCATTGCAAAATCTTTTAGCTCGTCTTCCTGAGTTTCAAGCGATTTGCGTTGTGGATTTTGACCGACTTGCTCGTCCTACCGACCTCATTGAATACGGAATGTTGAAAGCAGCTTTAAAGAAGGCGGGGGTAAAGGTGATTACACCGACGCAAGAGTTTTCCTTTGAGAACGAGCAGGATGATTTTATCTCCGACCTGTTGGCTCTCATTGGGCGTTGGGAAAGGATGATGATTATAAGACGCACTCAGAGAGGACGCTGGGAGAAAATGAAACAAGGGTATCGTTATGGGCAAGCTCAACGGGTATATGGCTATCGGTATAATGATGGGAAAATGGAAATCGTGGAAGAGGAGGCGGAAGTAGTGCGGGAAATTTTCCAAATGGCGAAGCGTATGGGAGCTGAGAAGATAGCAAAGGAGCTGACGAGGAGAGGTATTCCTACACCTTCAGGTCGGGGCAAATGGCACGCGAGTGAAATTCGTAGAATTCTCTATAACCCAATTTATGGAGGCAGACCAGCATTGGGGCGTGGACGGATAAGAAAGACACATTATCCCCACCCACTCAAAACGAATTTAGAGGAATGGATATGGGTTGAAAAGGAAGTCCCAGCAATTATCCCATTTAAGGAATGGTGGGATGTTTGTAAGCGAATATATGCTCGCCATCCAGGGCGTTATTCTCCTTTAACATATCTTCTTACTGGGATTTTGAAATGTCCTGTTTGTGGGAAGGGGATGTTGGGGAACGGTAGAGATAGGAAGCGAGAAGGCGTAGGTTATTACGCCTGTAGGTGTAGAAAGCAGAAAGATGGTTTTCGCTATTCCATAAGAACTGATAAGATTGAGTGGATAGCGGAGGAGATATTCTATCGGTTGAAAAATTCAGGGGAATTATTGACGAAGATAAAGGAAGAATTGGAGCAAAGGGAAGGGGTAGAAACACACAAAAGCGAGGGGAGTATATTGAAGCGATTGGAAGAGATTGAAAGGGCAAGGGATAGATTGATTGAGCTTTACACTGAAGGGAAGATTGAAAAGCAGAAGTTTGATGAGAAATGGGAAACGCTTGAGCAAAGAAGGAGAGCATTAGAGCGACAGCTTGAGCTTGCTCGGGAACGACGGCGGGTGGCGGATGTGGAGATAATCTTCCAAATGGTGCAAGAATTGGAATGGAACGACTTGACGAGGGAACAGCAGAAAGAGTTTTGTCGGTTTATTATTAAGAGGATAGAGATTGATACCCAATTCAACATAAGGAAGATAGAGCTCTTTGACCCATTTGAAAAGCTTGGAATTTAGACATAACATTATAATGTTATGTCTAAATTCCAAATTCTTGCTTGATTGATTTTCCTAAAACCGTATAATAGAACTGATATGGAAATCTACCCATATCAGTTCGCCTTCCTGCAGGAGAAAAGCCGATTTACCATCACAGTGAAAGCTCGGCAGGTGGGGTTTTCCTTTGCCTTCGCCTGGCGGGGGCTGAAGCGTGCCCTTTCCGAGCCAGGCTATTCAGCCCTCTATCTTTCCCTTAACCAGCGGGATGCGGAGGAGAAAATCCGATATGCTCGCCTCCTCTATCATTCCCAGCCAAAGGAGATAAGAAAGAAAATTCGCCTCGTGCGTGATAGCCTTCAAGAGATAGCATTTTCCAATGGTTCACGGCTTCTTTCCCTCCCTTGCTCATCTGGGTTGAGAGGCAAATCTGGTCATCTCTTCCTTGATGAGTTCGCCCATTTCCGTGAGGATGAGGAGATATTCATAGCTGCTCTTCCTCTCGCCTCACGGGGTTATGAAGTGCATATCGCCTCAACGCCACTGGGAGCGAGAGGGCTATTCTATGAGATTTACACAAACAAAGAGAAGTATCCCCAGTATAAGCGGTTCAGAGTTCCCTGGTGGCATTGTCCCGTATTCACTACCGACCTCGTGAGGGCAATGCAGGAAGCGGAGAATATGACGACGGAGGAGCGGGTGGAGAAGTTTGGGACGCAAGCCTTGAAGGAGATATTCGCTTCATTCCCCACGATAGAGGGCTTTCAACAGGAATATGAATGCTCTTTCCTCTCCGATGTTGGTGCATTCTTTACCTATGACGACCTCCTCAATGTCATCACAGACGAGTTCCCTCCCGTTGTAGCGGGAACGAAAAACGGCTACTTCCATATCGGTGCGGATATAGGGCGGACGAGGGATGCCACAGCGATAGCGATAGTCTTCCAGCCATTTCAAGGTTTCTCATTCCTCCATAAGTTGGACATCCTCTTTAAGATACCGTTCAACGAGACATTCAAGAAAGTGGAGGATTACATCAAGGTCTATAAGCCGATAAAGGTCTATGTGGATGCGACGGGAATGGGTATGCCATTAGCGGAGGAGTTGAAGAGACGCTGGGGCAATCTCATAGAGGGCGTGAATTTCACAAGAGCGGTCAAGGAGAGCTTGATGACGAACTTAAAGAGCCTGTTTGAGAAAGGGGAGCTGAAGATACCGAGACATCAGGAGTTGATTTTACAGCTACATTCAATAGAGCGGGAGAGTTATTCAGCGAAGGGACACGATGACGCAGCTTGGGCGTTGGCATTGGCTTGTGCGGGATTGAGGATGGGAGTGAAGTTTGAGGTGGCGGGAGGGAAGAGCATATTTGGGGATGTGATAAAATGAGCATATCCCAGCGGAAGATAGACCTCGCTGATGTGGTGAAATGGGCAAAGGAGACCTTGCAAGGGCTTCCTCCAGAGAGCCGAGAACGAGAGGGGCGCTGGTTGTGGAGCAAGTTTATGGGCTGGTGTCTACTTACGGGAGTGGATATCGGGCATCTCGGGAAGATTGGGTTGAAGAGTTTCGGGGATTTCCTCAAGCTGTTAGATGAGAACTTCGTTAACAATGGAGGGCTTTACTATGTAGGAGGTGACAAATGAGTGAACTTGATTGTTTTCTGATAGGGGCAAGCTGCGGAGTTATTTTTTGGTTTTTGGTATTTGCGATTTGGTTTTATCGCTTTTATAAGAATTTCTGGGATTATTGGGATTAAAGGCAGAGGTGAAAAATGACTAACATAGAGACAAAAGAAGCAGAGGTCATTTATGAGGGCAAGAGGTTCAGGTTGAGGGAGATAAGGAGTGCGGTTGACATAGCGAGGTTGTTTGCGAAAACCCGCCTTTACTCTATGGGCTTGGAGAATTTCAAGCTCTCAAATGGTGAGGTGATAGATATTCCCTCCGACCTTGCTATTGCCTGTGTGTGGGTTGAGGCTTCTCTCGTTGAGCCGAAGATGTCGTTTCAGGAGCTCGTGGAGATGTCCCTGCAAAGTGGTGCTTTGATTTTCGTCCTTTTGGAAAAGACATTGGAGCTCTGCGGAATGTTAGAAGAGGAAGAGGTTGGAAGGATGGAGGTGAAAAGTGAATAAGGTTCTTGAGCTTGCGGAAGCGCCAGAGGAGCTGAAGGAGCTGATAAGACTTTTGGTTCGCTGGTTTGTGGAAAATCGCTGTCTTTATTATGGCTCAATAGAAATAATCGTTCAGGATGGGGAAGCTATTGCCTATCAGATGAGGTTGAGGGAAAACTTGACAAACAGATAAAAAGCGTTATAATGTAATTTGAGGTTGACCCGAAGAGCGGGAGACCGAAAGGTCTCCCGCTCTTTTCTTTTGGGGGTTATATGAAAGAAATAAGTCAATATGCACCGCTTGGAATTTGGTCATACTACCCAATGGGGGCACTCTACCCATTGGGGGCAGGATACCCTTATCTTTTCGCTGAGGAAGTAAACATTTGGGTCTATTGGGCTATGTATCGTTCCGACCCGACGGTAAGGGCAGGGGTTGAATTCATTCGCAACACCATTTTATCTCGTCTCGTTGGATACAAAAATGAGACATATCCAGAGGTTCAGCTCTTCGTTGAGAATGTTTTAGAGGCGATGCAAGGAACCCTTCAGGATGTAGTGCAGGATTTACTTTCAGCTCTCTGGGCAGGCTTCTCGGTAGCAGAAATTGTCTATAAACCCCTAAAGGAAGAGGGAAAAATCGGGATTAAAAAGGTGAAAGCTATCAATCCAATAAGTGTCTATGGCGGGATTGAGGTAGATGAGTTTGGAAACATTCAAAAAATCAAACAGCGAGTTGGAACGGAAGCGATAGACCTTCCCCTTGAACGACTTATCCTTTGGTCGTTCCAATCTGATTTTGGAAATCCCTACGGGAATTCCCTCCTCCGACCCGCATATGTCCCCTGGATGACGAAAATCTTCCTACAGCAACGCTGGAATATCCATCTTGAACGACTTGCCACTCCCCTTACTATCGCCTCCCTCCCGCAAGCGGAAGTGGATGTTTGGTGTCCTATCCATCAGCGGGAGGAAAGATACATTGAGGCGATGAGGCATATCCTTGAGGATTTACACAATCGCAACTCTCTCGTTTACTCGGGTGGAGCTGATATCAAATTCCAAGAAATTGAGGGGCGTGGCGATTTTTATGAGAATGCTATTCGCTATCAGGATGTCCTCATTTTGCGAGCTCTTCTCATTCCTTCCCTTCTCGTTTCAGAGGCTCAATACGGGACGAGAGCTCAGGCGACTGTCCACCAAGAAGTCTTTCAAAAGATGTTGGGCGGTATCATTAGGGAATTGAAGGCAGTTTTAGAAGAGCAATTGTTTAGGCGACTTATATCATTGAATTTCGGGCAATTAGATGACTGGGGCGAGGTAGTCTTTGACGAACCGATTGAACCCCAGCCAATCATAGACGCCGTTTTCCGACTATACAGCGTTGGGGCAATGCATTGGACGACTGATGACGAGAATATCCTTCGCCAAGCTCTCCATCTACCGCCTTATTCTCCACCGACGCCGACCTCTACGCCGATGCCAAAGGTAACCCCACCAGCCACTGAGGAAACCTATCCGCCAGAGGTGGAGGAAGTGCCACCTGAAGGGAGGGCGAGATGATTACCCCGCAGGAGCTTCAGCGAACGAAGGCAGAGCTGGACAGGATGGAGGAGGCTTTATTGACCCGTTATCTCCAATATTCCCTCGTCCGCAGTGGACATATAGAGCAGATGATAGCGGAGGGGCAACCTGTTGAGAGCATTGTGAGGATGGTGTGGAAAGGATTGCGAGAGATTTGGAAGCAGAATTTAGCGGATGCAATGCTGGAGGCTTTCCAAAGGGGATATGCGAGGGTTCAACGGCTTATGCTTCCCTATCAATTGCAAGAGAAAGGATACCCCTGGTCTCCCGAACTCACAGCGGTCATCAAGGCGCTGGCAGCTGAGAAAGTGAAGATAGAGGAAAACACAACGAAGGCGAAAATCAAAGAGTTGGTGATGGACGGAATAAAGGAAGGGCTCAATCCCAATGACATAGCGAAAAATATCCACGAAAAGGTTGGGCTGGCAATGGCGAGGGCAAGGAATATCGCCTCAACGGAAATCAATTTCGCTTACTCTCTCGGGCATTGGGTCGGCGCCGTTGAGGCGGGAGTGGAGAAGGTTCGCATTGTGGCAGCGCTTGACCCCTTTGTCTGTGAGCATTGTAGGGAGCTGGACGGGAAAGTATTGGATGTAGCGACGCTTGAAGCTGGTTATCTTCCTCCCTTCCACTTTCAATGCCGATGTCATATCCAGCCTCTTTTGGGGAGCTTGGCGAGAGTGCCGAAATCAGAAGACCTTCCCTCTCGCGGTGATTGGGTTCAGAAGGGATTCGGCGTTCCAGGCGGAAAATTATCTATGCAAGTAGCAATTGAAAAAGTCCTTCCTTCCATCTCGGCGTTGAGGGCGCAGGTAGTTGAAAGGTTGGTGGAGAAATGGAGATGGGATGGAGAGCCGATGTCTCCGAGAGCAATGGAGCAGAAGGTTAAACAAGCTCAACGCCATTTTGAAAAGGTCACTTCCCAGATGAGCCTGGCACGAATGCAAGCATTAGAGAACCAAGATATTGAATTGGTCATCAGGCGTTTCCCAGAGAGGGGAGCTGATGCCTATACAGGAGGTTTTTACCGTCCTGCGGAGAGGGGTAAACCTCCCCTAATTTGCATTAACCAACGAGGAGCGAACGAGTCAGAGCTATATTTCCACGAGACAGCTCATTCCTTACAGCATATTTATCCCGAGACAGTCTATCGGGCGGAGGAGATACAGCTCTTTTTAAAGAAAATCAATGACGCACGGAATATATTGCTTGAGCAGGATGAGAAAATGTTGCGTTTTCTTACGGGATATACAAAAGAAGAGATAAGGGGGATGGCTGAAGGCGACCTCATAGAGTTATTAGACCATCTATTGCATCTTAGGGCATCGCCATTTGAATATCTACTTACCACCGACAGAGAGAAGGAAGAGTTTAGTAAATTCTATGTTCAGCTTGTTTTAAGGATAGAACAAGAAGCGATAATTAGCGACTATGCTCTGACTGCGCCGTGGGAATATACAGCTGTAGCAGCTCAAAGGTATGCGGAGGGATTTCCTATTCCCAAAGATGTTATTCCTTTCATTGAACGCTTTTACTTTGCTTCCCCTCAAAGTCTCACTTTCGCTCCCTTGCAGGAAGAGGAGGTGGAAGAGGTTATGGAACTCCCTGACGAGCTCAAAGGGGAAAGAACTCTCCAGCTCGTTATCAAGGGCAAAGAGGGCAAGGTTCTCGCAGAGGTTATCGCTGGGAAGGAGGGAATGGATTATCAAATGAAAGTGCGATTACCTCGTTTAGAGAGGATATTAAAGGAAGGGAAAGAGGGAAAGTTTATCTTTTGGAAAAGTGAAAGAAGGGGAGGGATGATAATTGACTATGGCGGGCGTTATCCTATTACTTCCCGCACGATTTCCTATCTTCTCTCCGACATTATCCATCTCGGCTTGGATTTCACGATTAAGGAGGTTGATAGAATATGAACGAACAATTCTTTATTACCGACCCCTATCAAGTCAAGATTGAGAGATTTGGCGAAGGCGAAGAACAATTCAATATCTACGGAATGGAGGTATTCGCTCCTGGCGTCTATCGTGGCACCGCCTTTACCCCTGAAGATGTCAAGAAAATCGCTGAGAATTTCGCAATCCTAAAAAATCAGGTTGGGCTTGAGGTTCCCCTTAAAGTTAACCACACGGATGACGCTAATGCCATCGTGGGCTGGGTGACAAATGTCTACGAGAAGGATGGAAAGCTCTACGCCGATGCGGTCATCACTGAACCAGAGGCTTTTGAGAAAATCAAACGAGGCACTTGGAAGAAGGTTTCCTGCGAGATTTATATGGACTTCGTTGACGAGGAGACGAAGACCTCCTATGGCAAGGCTTTAAGGGCTATTGCAATAGTAGCGCACCCCCAAGTCAAGAAAGTTGGTGGACTGGGGGTGGCTCGTTTTTTCGAGAAAATCTCCAATGGAAAGGAGGTGATAGTGATGGCATTGAAGGAAGCGATGAGTTCGGCTTTTGGATGGCTTTCCGAGCATTTCAAGAAGCTCGCAGAGGAAACGGAAAAGATGGAGATTGAGGAATTCGGAGCTGTTCGCCACTCAATGGAATATGCTCTTGACGATAGCGACCCTTGGGATGCTCAGAAAGCCGAGATAAGCCTACGCAAATGGGCGTCCTCCGATGGCTCTGGTGCAAAGGAGACGATAGATTGGTCAAAGTATCGTGAGGGCTTCGCTTGGTATGACGATAAGAACCCGCAGGACTTCGGCTCCTACAAACTCCCTCATCACGAGTTTGACACGAAGACGGGGAAATTTGAGGTTGTCTGGCGTGGCGTAGTGGCCGCAATGGCGGCGCTCAAAGGGGCAAGAGGAGGCGTTGATATACCCGCTGAGGACAAGCAGGCGGTATATAACCATCTCCGACGCCACTATGAGGAATTCGGCAAGGAGGCACCAGAGTTCTCGGAACTCATAGTAAGCCAAGAGAAAGGAGATGATGAAGAGGTGAAAGAATGGCAAGAGAAGGTCAAGACGCTTGAGGAGGAGAATGCTCAGCTCAAGGAGAGGATAGCGGAGTTGGAGAAGGAACTCCAGAAGAAGCTCGCTGAGGAGAAAGAGAGGCGAGTTTGGTCTCTCGTCAATTCCTACATTGAGAAGGGCAAGCTCCTCCCAGCGGAAAAGGACGCCTGGGCTGAATACCTTCTCTCCCTCTCCGATGAGGAGTTGGAGAAGGCAATCAAGCTCATTGAGGCGCGTCCTGCTCACGACCTCTTTGAGGAGAAATCCAAGACGATGTCTCCCGAAGAGGCGGAAGAGAAGGTCAACGAAGAGCTGGCTGAGAGGATGGCAAGTTATGTCATCCCAAAGAAGCCAGCGGTATTAGAGGAAAACAAAAAATAATTCAGGAGGTGATGTTTGAATGCCTACAACCTTTTTAGCAAGTGGTCACGGAGTAGATGCGAGGATACGCATCACAATCGCTCAGGGCTATAAGCTCTCCGCAGGGACAGTCCTGGGCAAGATAACGGCGTCTGGAAAGTATGGACCTTATTCCGCTTCCGCTACCGATGGACGCCAGACAGCTGTGGGCATCCTGATGGAGGATGTAGATGCCACTAATGGCGATGTGGGAACCAATATGCTCGTTCACGGCATATTCTACCGCAGTGCCATTACGGGCTTGGATGCCACAGCTGAGAGCCAGCTTAAAGGCTGTATATTCCTGTAATTGAGAGGAGGTGAATAAGTAAATGCCTGGTTTACCTACGATAGCTGATTATCCACAGCTTAGACCGATAGTCCTTCAGAAGGTCATAGAGGCAACGCCTGCGCCGAAGTTCATAGGCTCCCAGCTCCTACCCGATGAGCCAGACTTCACCGATAACTTCACTTGGGAGGTCTTGGATAGAGGTAGGCAGAGGGCGGGACTTGTTCCCCGAGATGGAGAGGCAAGGATAGTCCCCTTCTATCCCCAGACGGTCAAGACCGCTCCCTCAGCCTTCATCAAAGCCAAGACCCTCCTCACGGAGAGCATATTGGAGTATCTCCGTTATCCTGGCACCTATGCGGCTGCGGCTGAGAAACAGGTTGCGGAGGCTGTTGTGAGGCTGAACCGCCAAGTTGACATAGAGAAGGAATGGCTCATAATGTCCGCTCTGACCAACGGAGCAATCACCTTCATCTCTTCGCTCACTGGCTATTCCTTCTCCGTTGACTATGGCATTCCCTCCACTAACAAGGTCACCGCTTCCCCCTTATGGAGCTCCACCACAACAGCGGATGTCATCGGCAATGTCCTCGCTTGGAAGCAGATAATCGCTCAGAACGGCGGAACCCACATCGTTGGGCTCTGCAATTCCACCGTCTTCGCTTATATGGTTCAGAACTCCGCCATCAGGAACCTCCTAATGGGCAACATCATCAACCCCACCGACCCAACGATATTCGCCACCATCTTGGGCATTGAGAAGCTCTATGTCTACGACGCACTCTACACCGATTTGGATGGCACAACGACAGCGAAGTTCGTTCCCGACAACAAGTTCATCCTCTTGGCATTAGGAGAAGCGGGCGACAACTTCGGCGGGTTCAGACAGGCACCCAGCCTCTATAACAACCACAAGCCTGGCAGGTTCGTCTTCACCACAATGGAGGAAGACCCCGCAGGCGTATGGGTGATAGTTGGCGAGTATGGATTACCCGTCATCTATCATCCCAACTGGCTGGTTATAGCCACAGTAGCCTGATAGATAAGGGAGAAATCACCTCCCTTCCTCTTCGCTGAACTCTGGGGAGGGGGTCTTGGGGCTCACCTCCTTTCTTCCCCCTCCCCAGAGGGAAAGGAGATAGAAAATGAAAGCGGTTCGCTTTCTAAAAGAATATGACTTGGGAAAGGAGAAAGCGAAGGCAGGGGATATTTATCAAGTCCCCGAGCCATTAGCCTACTTCCTTGAGGAGCTGGGCATAGCGGAGCCAGTGATAATAACAGGCAACCCACCCCGCTATGCGATGAGCTCAACAGGGAAGGGAAAAGCGAAGTATAAGGAAGGTGATTGAATGGTCATCTGCTTCGCTGAGGAACCGATAAAGATAAACAGGTCATTCCTACCGATACCAGGCGGGAAGTGGTATCTATCTCGTCATCTTTTAAAAATGATACCACCGCACCATACCTATGTAGAGGTCTTTGGCGGTGGGGCAGTTCTATTATTCAGGAAACCTCCATCCCCTGCAGAGGTCTATAACGATATAGACGGAGACTTGGTCAATCTCTTCCGAGTGGTAAGGGATGAGGAGAAGTTCAAACGATTTTACGAGCTGGTCTCGTGGACACTCTCTTCACGAGAGGAATTCAATTATGCGAAGGAAATGCTAAAAAGAGATGATTTAAACGATGTAGAAAGGGCTTATTACTATTTTCTCACAATACGGCAATCATTTGGAAGACAAGGGGAAAGCTGGGGATATGAAGTTAAAACAGCTACAAGGGCAAAAACTTGGTCTAATAGCGAAATTTTGTTGGAAGCAGTCCATCGCCGTCTCGCTAATGTCCAAATAGAAAATGACGACTTTCGCAATGTTATCCCTCGCTATGACAGAGAAGACACCTTCTTTTACCTTGACCCTCCTTATTACCCCCTTACCTATTCCAAAGGCACTATGAAATATCCGCTGAGTGTGGAGGATTACGAAGACCTATTCAATCTCCTTCTCGGTATTAAAGGGAAGGCATTGCTATCAGGCTATCCTCATCCTGCTTATAAGGTTTTAGAGGATGCAGGATGGAAAAGGATTGATATTGAGCGGTTGATTTGCCTCCCCAACACTAATCAGACGGGAGGTAGGCTTCCCCATAAAACGGAAAGCCTCTGGTTTAATTACGAACTCCCAAATGGAGGTGATGTCAAATGAAGGTCAAATTCAAGACCGACTACCTTTTTGGACGCAACCCAATGAAGCCTGGGGACATCATAGAGGTTCCCGAGCTCGTTGCACGCTACCTCGTTGACGACCTGAAGGTAGCGGAAATCGTTGAGGAAATCCAACAGCTTGCGGAAGGAGGTGGTAAGAGTGGCAAGAAAGCCTAAAGCACCCAAGCCTAAAGCACCCAAGCCACCGAAAGGAGGGAATTAAGAGATGGTGAAAGTATTGCTCAAAACCACATTGACGGTCGGCTCACGGAACTATCTCGCTGGCGATGTGATAGAGCTACCCGATGAGCAAGCGGAGGAGCTTATAAAGCGAGAGCTTGCCGAGCTGGTAGAGGATGAGGGCGGAGAGATAGACCTCGCTGAGAAGAAGCCAAAGAAAAAAGGAGGGAAATAATTGCATCCCATCCTCACGCACTTAAAGAAGGGAGCAAAACATCTCGCTAAAGGGCGAAGAGAGCTCTTGAGGGCGGGCAAGCTAATAGTTTCCCTCCTCAAAGACCTCATCCCTGACCTACGATGTGGATTAGGCGAACCCTATGAAGGACTTTGGTCAGAAGTCATCTACTTTGAGAGCGATATGTATAGTTGCGATAAGGCTGTGAAATTGAGGGGCAAAGACTGGGAAAACTACACTTACCTTGACATTCCTCTCTGCACAGTTTTCAAAAATGAACTCGGCATAAAGGAGCTTGAGGACATTTATTTCCGCAGCTGTGTTGTTATCCCTAACGAGCTCGCCGAGAAGGTAGAAGAGAGATTAAGGCAGGTGATACAGGATGGCGTGGATAACTGACGCCGACATCAAGCCATTTATTCACGACTGGGACAGCTACGGCTTCACTATTGACCAGATTAATGGGGCTATTGAGAACGCTGAGGCGAGAGTGAAAGACCGTCTCGCTCCCTACTTCACCCTCCCAGCGGATGATGAGACACCTCCCGCTGGCTTGAAATCCCTCATAGCTCAATACGCCGCTTATTTACTTATGAGGGCTCGCAGGGTGGCATTAACGGAGGCGGAGGAAGCTTGGGTCAAGGAATTAGGCGACGAGGTGGAGAGTATGCTTGATGATATAGTGGAAGGGAAGCGGGCAATCAAGGGCTTGGTGAGGCACGCAATTGAGGGCGGGGAAGAGCCATCCTATCTTCACGACCTCGTTGACCCCTTGATAAAGCTCAAAAAGAAAGATGAAGGGTTTGGTGATACAGCGTGAGCTTCTATTCCATCACTAATTCCCTCTACAACCTCATAACTGACCCCACAACGGGGCTGAATTCCCTTCTTTCCCAGCGAGGGCTCAATCCAATCAGGCTTTTCGCAAAGGAGAAGGAATTCGCACCCGATAGGGACATCACGCCAGCCTGTATCGTTTACCTCATCTCCTCATCACCTGGGGCGGAGAGCTCGGCTCAAAGGCAGGTTTTTCTCTCTACTTTCCAAATTCAGGTATGTCTACGGGAACCAGTAGGGCAAAAAGGGGAACGAAACAGCGTTCTTTTGCGATACATTGACGCTCTCGTTGACTTCCTCCGAGACCAGCGAGTGGAGAATGAGCCGATAGAATTCACTGACATCGCAACTGACTATTCCGACCCTTCCTTTACGAAGGGTATCGTGAACATTCGTATCAATCACGAAGGAGGTGAAATTTGATGCCAACCTATAGGCTTGTGGCAAAGGACATCACGCTATGGAAATACGGCACTTTGGATGTCCTTGCAACTTACACGGAGGGCGAGCTGAGGCTTGAAGTAGACCACATTGATACCACCGCTCTGCAGGATGAGTGGAAACACCCCGAGATAGGGCAGAGAGGCTGGTCTATCACCTGCACGAAGCTCATAGAAGCTGCGCTCGGCTTCATAGACCTTTTCCTTAATCCAACAGAGGTCTCGATCCAGTTCGCTGTTACCTTCCCTGGCACCACCCCGACGACCGTCACCCTCTCTGGCACAGCCATCCCCCGCACACACGGACTGAGGGTGGCGAACCCCTTGACCGAGAACGCGGAGTTCGTTGGCGTTGGAGCATTGACGAAGACCTGATGAGCGATGAGCATAATTGAGAAGTTCAAAAACAAACCGCTGAAGGAAGCCGAGTTGGAATACGAGGGCGTGAAGTTTCGCCTTCGTGAACCCCGAGATGCTTCCAAGCTCGCAGAGGTTATGACGCAGATTGATATGCTCCCTCCTGCTACAGTATTCAAAGGGCAAAAGATACCAAGAAAGCTCCTTGAAGCTGTGAAATGGATAAAATTATGCCTTGTTGAGCCTGAGATGACAGAGGAGGAGCTATTTGAGCTAGCAAACTATGTCGGAGGGTTCATATATCGGCTATCTGCAAAGGCAATGGAACTCTGCGGAGTTCTTAATTGGGAAGAGCTCTTGGATTTTTTCGTGAAACTGACGCTGGGAAGTGGTGGGGAGGAATTGTTGCCATCTGCCTTGACAAACTCCACCGCCACCCCATTGAACTCCGAGACCTTCCCCTCTCCGCCTTCTGGGAAGTTATCGCAGTTGCAGTCCTCCAAGCGGAAAAGGAAAGAGAAATGATGGAGGGCTAAATGGCTGAGACTGAACTAAAACTCATCATCTCAGCACAAGACCTCGCCAGTGGGGTTATCCGCAAGGTCTCGGGCGGATACCAACAGCTCCTCACTGGGCTTGACAAAATGAATGCCAAAGCCGTCGCCGTGAGGCAAGCGATGTCTCAGTGGGGCGAGTTAGAAGGGCTCACTCGCAGAATAGCGATGGGGATAATGGCGATAGGCGCAGCTATGGGGGCGGTAGCTTGGAAGGCTGGACAGATGGCGGCGGAAGAGCAAAGGTTTATGCTTTCACTTGAAACTTTATTCGGGAGGGAAAAGGCACAACAGCTGATTGGCTGGGCAAAGGAATTCTCGGAGAAATATGGCTTCTACATTGAGGATGTCAAGGAAGCTATGCGAACCCTCTCAGGTATCTCATTTAGGACTGGTATAGACCTCCGAGATGCTTTGACAGTAGCAGCTCGGCTCGCCGCCGCTACTGGTCAACCTATTACCGAGATGGCAGAGGCTGTTATGATGGCACTTCAGGGTTGGCCGCGGGCATTGAGGCACGCAGCTATGGGATTAGTGGATGTGAAGGAGATACAGGAACTCACCACGCAGGCGATGATGAGACAGCAGAAGGAAATGGAAAAAGCGGGGGCAACAGGGGAAGCAATGGGAGCTATGATTGCTGGCGGAATGGAAGAGGTAGAGCTCTCAGCAGACGAAGCCAACAGAATTATTCAGAACCTTCTCCAGCAAACTTCACAGCTTCAGCCTGTCCTCCAAGTCCAAGCCAACACGATTGCGGCGGCTTGGGAAAGAATGCGGTCTCAAATTCGTGAGGCTTGGGAAGAGCTTGGCTTCGCTCTCGCACCCTACCTTATCAAATTTATGCAACTCTTCCGTCAATTCTTTGAGAACTTAATGAGATGGATAACCCAGAACCGACCAGCACTTGAGACGCTGGGGAACACCATCTTCGGCATAGCTAACACGGTTATGAAAATGGTTGTCTGGCTGGGGAACTTCTTTGCTCAACATCAATGGCTCGCTCAGGCACTCGCCAAATGGGCGCCTTACATCGCAGCTATTACCCTCGTTATTGCTTCTTTGGGGAATGCTTTCATTTGGGTTATGCGATTGATTGAAGCTGTGAGAGCGCTGGGGATTGTTTCCACCGTCACGGGCGCAGCTATGAAAGCATTAGGAATAGGAGGCGCCGCAGCGGGAGCTGGGGCAGGAGCTGGGGCTGGCGCAGCTGCTGATGGTGGCGTCTTGGGAGGTATCGCTACTGGCTTTGGAATGGTAGCGGGCGCTGCCGCTCTGGGAGCGGGGGCGGCTTATCTTGGCTACTATCTCGGCACTCGCCATTACCTTGCACCCTGGACACGGGCTCAAAAAGAGGTGGCGGAGTATCAAACAGGGCTGATGGCTATAAGCAGTGAAGAGAGACGCAGGAGAATTTGGGGACTTCCACCTCGTCAGTATGCCACTCCCGTAGTTGTTCAGGGCGATATAATGACCCGAGACTGGGCTGACGCTCAAATGCTTCAGCGGATGCAGAATGAATTCGGTTACGGAGGTGTCTACTAATGGCTTTGGGAATTTCCGTTGATAAGACAAACCCAGCACTAAACGAGACCTATACAATCACGATTTCACCTCCATCAGGCGGAACTTTCCATCACCATCTAACCCTCTACGAGAGCACCGATGGAGGCAATACTTGGACTGCTATTCAGACTTGGCAAACACTCGGCTCATCTACGCCACGCACCTACTCAACCTCTAAATCCACAGCTGGCACATATGTCTATAAGGCTATTGACTACGATGTTAGCAATAACATACTTGACCAATCGGGAACGATAAGTGTCTCCGTTGGCGGAGTTACCCAAACAACCCTCACGCTATCAGTTAACCCCAATCCCGTCATCAATGACCCACCCTCTGAAGGACCCACTACCCTCACAGCGACACTTAAAGCAGGCAATAATCCCCTCTCGGGCAAGACAATCACCTTCGTTGTTGTCCCAGCAGGTGTGCTCGGCACTACCATTTACACTACTACCGCACAAACTAACACGAATGGAATTGCAAGTGTCCAAATCACGCCCTCACTTTGGTGGTCTTCCTATCCCAATGTCCTTGATGTTCAGGTTAGGGTGGAATTCGCTGGGGATAGCCAATATGGATGTTCCCTCAGCGATTGGATAGAGGTCAAATGGTATAGGGCACAAGCGACGCTCACCTTAACCGCTCCCTCAACCGCTTCTGCTGGCGTCCAATTCCAAATCTCGGTCAAGTTAGACCCGCAAACCTATTCAAATGAATATCAAAACAAGACCATTGAGCTCTGGCGTGATGGCTCACTCATAGCGACCGCTCAAACCGATACAAATGGCGTCGCCTACTTCTATCAGACGCTTCAACCTGGCTCATTTTCCTATCAGGCGAAATTCAATGGCGAAGTGGGTTATCTTGCTCCCGCCACATCCTCGTCAGTATCTATCAGCGTCTCGGGAACGGGCTCGCTCACTTTATCCGCAACCCCAGGCTCGGGTCAAATCACTTATAACTGGTCAAAATACGACGGAGCGAACTTCCATCACTATCGGCTCAAGATAGGGACATCATCGGGCGGTAGCGATGTCGCCAACCTCACATTTACCGATGTCAATAAGACTTCCCATATCCAAACGGGATTGACCAATGGCACAACCTACTATGCAAGGCTCTACGCAGAGGATAGCTCAAACAATGTCCTCGCTCAATCGGAAGAGGTTCAAGCGACACCTCAAGCGACAACATACACTGAGGTTTCGGGCACTGCGACAACGCAAAAGATTTCCCTCACGAGAGCTGTATCGGGTCAAATCATCTCCGCAACAACTTGGAACCAAGACGAGCAAACCATAGAGAACTTCACGGGCAAAATCTATCTCGGCTCAGTGGATATACCCGCAAATGTCAAGGATGTCAAAGTCAACCTTCCTTCAGGGCTTCCATCAAGCATAAAAGTGATGGGGATATTGGAAAGTCCCGTTCCCGTTGCGGTCTCCATAGAGGAGATAACCTCATCCTACTTCAAGCTCCACCTGTCCGCCGCCGTCAACTACACGACCAAATTCCACTACATCATCTGGGGAGCGTGATAGGATGGTAGAGCTCAAATTCAACATCAAAGACGAAATCAGCCCGAGAATGGCTCAGCTGATGGATAGTCTCAAAGATTTCACTGAGCCATTAAAGAAATCGGAGGAATATATGCTCGGCTCAATCACAGAGACCTTCAGGGTAGGCGGGCGTCCAGAGAAATGGGCACCCCTCAAGCCATCTTCTATCAGAGCAAGGGCATATCGCCATCGGAGGGGAAGCTCAGCAAGGGCGAAAAGAGCGAGAAAGAAAGCGATAGAGATAATGATGGCGGGAAATATCCGACCGCTAATTGATACAGGCACCCTTATGCGTTCCGTCACAGCAAGAACCCCGACTACAGGGAGTATAAGGAAACTAACCAAGACCGAGCTGATAATCGGCACAAATGTTGAATACGCTCCCTATCACCAGTTCGGCACTAAACACATCCCAGCCAGACCTTTCCTCCAGATACTCCCAGAGGATAAGGAAAACATAACGAAAATTTTTAAGGACTGGCTGGAGAAGGTTGCTGGCTATAAAGGAGGCTGATGAGAAAATGGCAAAGAAAACGATTGTCATTGACCCTGGGCACGGCGGTTCAGACCCAGGAGCGGTAGGGTTTGGCGTCAAGGAGAAAGACCTCACTTGGAAATACTCCCTATCGCTCAAATGGTTCCTTGAAAAACTGGGCTATCAGGTCATCCTCACTCGCTGGGGCGATGTTTTCGTTCCTTTGGGCGTCCGACCACAGATAGCGAAGGGCAAGGACGCATTCGTCTCAATCCATTTCAATGCTGGAGATGAAAGGGCAAGGGGATTGGAAGTCTGGTTCCACGATGACGACCCCAAAGGCAAGAAATTCGCCGAGATGGTGGAGAGCGATATGCGAAAAGTGGCGACCTCAAGGGGTATAAAGAGGGATACAGCGAGATATAAAACGGGCTTTTGCGTCCTCCGTCTCTGCTCTCAATGGGGCATCCCAGCGATATTGGTGGAGGTGGGATTTATCACCAATTATGAGGAGAACAAAATCCTTCAAACTGATAACGAACGGCAGAGGCTAATGCAAACCCTCGCCTCCGCCATAGACAAATTTATGAAAGGAGGTTGATAAGATGTTAGACCAAATCAAAGACAGCGGAAGAATGGTTGTAGATGTCGCTCAGGCATCAGAGTATTACTACTATGAGGGAACATTGCAGGCAAGCCAGTATTTCTATGGTCCTGTTCTAAATGCACAAGGGAAGGCAAGAGTAGTGCTAACTGCACGCAATGAATCAAGTTCGCCAGGCACAATAAGTTTTGGGGTGTATATTTCACACCTGCAAGATTTTAGCATATACCAACCTCGTTTTGGGCAAAGCACAACAGCAGGTTCAAACTATCACAATAGTGATTATTTACCAGCTCAGTTCTGTAGAGCATACGCCGTTGCTTCCTCCACATCAGGCACATATTCATACAAAATTTGGCTGGCTATCCATCCAGTTTCCTAAAGGGAGGTGATAAACAAATGATATGCGACATTTGTAAGAAAGAGATAACTCCTGACCAGCCTCTGATAGCTGAAGGATTAGATGAGAATGGAAATCCAACAGAGACGACAAAGTTCTATCATCCCTGGTGCCTTGCCATCAAAAATAAGGCAGACTTCACTTGGAGGAAAGGCGACGAGATAATCATTCAAGTGAAGGAAGGCAACCCAGTTAAATTGCCAGAGGAGAGCTAAAATGGACGAAGGCTTGAAAACGCTCTTTGACTACGGCGCTTTAGGGGCTATCGTTGCGGTCTTCCTCTACTACGGCATAAAAATGCTCAATGCCACCATTCCCCAGCTTTTAGACGAGCTCAAAACCCTCAACAAAACAATGAAGCTCATCCTCAAATCGCTCGTTGAGACCCTCCCGAGAGGGGCAAAGCAGAGACTATTAGACGAATACCTTCAAGAATTCTCGGAGGAAAAGGAGAAAGGAGGTGATAAAGAATGATAGAGACCATCACCACTGGCATAGCGGGATTAGCTCTCGCTGGTTTAGGATACTTCATAAGAAAGGCGGTGAAAAACACAGCTATGGCGAACTTCCTCACTGATACGCTTGAGCAAATCCTCTACGAGAAGGCAATCCAGGCAGCTGAGGTCTGGGGCAAGAATATGGAGCAGAAGCTCCAGCAGAAGGTAGAGGGTTCCCAGAAAATGCAGAAGGCGGTTCAAGAAGTCAAGGACGCCATTTCTCGCCTCAACGCTATGGGCATTAAGGTCAATATAGATGTAGACGAAGACACTCTCAAATCCAAGCTCCAAGAGGTCTTTGACAAAATCAAGGAAAAACTCCACTCCGCTGACTAAACCGATAAAGTAAACATAACATCCATTATCTGAACTTAAATGGCTCACTTGACGGTTTTGTGTCAATTAAAAGATAAAAAAGCCAATGAGCCGGGCTTTGCTATCTCGGAAGATTTCTATTCCCCTGGCTGGCTCTTGGATAAATGTGCCCTCCATCCATCTGGCTTCCTTGTTCGTTTGCCAAAGGAGGTCACAGGGGAAAGCTATGGCTCGCTCTACCCCGACCTCTCAAATTATCCCCTCTGGGATAAGGTAGCAATCAGAGGCTCAACCGATTTTTGGTGGAGCTCAAACGATATAGTTCAATACGAGCAGGTCAACTCCTACACACTCCCTCTCAATTTCCTCTTTTCCGCTTGGGCTTACTCTGAACCCAATGCCGTCCATACTTGGTGGATTAGCTGGGAATACTCCATCGGGCTTCGTTTCAACCTATCCAATCAAGGGAGGCTACTCGTTCAGAAACTCCTTCCCGATGGCTCATATCAAAACCTCAAAGTCTTAACCCTTCGCAAAGCAGAGGAGCCGATACAGGGCTGGTTCACTTTTTGGTGTAGAACGATTGAGCTTGACGACCGCTATATCTTCCTATTTTTCTCGGAGGAAAGCCCATCTCTTATCGTCTCAAAGGATGGGCTCGTTCAGAATTCCAACCCCAAGATGACCTTTTGGACGCCTACCCGCCAGCTGTTCAAATACTCCTCGCTTACCGACCCAGACGGCGCTTCCTTCGCTCTTTCCCCTGTCTTTACTGCTCCCTACCCTCCAACTCAGCAACAGCAATACTTCATAGATGGTTATAACGCCTCTGTCTTCCTAATGGATAAAGACAACTTCGCTGAATGGACGCCATCCGCAGGTCAGGATATGCGGGTCAAAATCGTGTTGGGTCAGAACGGCTGGGCAAGGAAATTTAAGGTCTCATTCCCATCCTCAACGGGAGAGACCGCACCTACGCCAGTGGATATCACGAGCAAGACCCTCTATCTCTCCCTCACCTATTCCCTCAACATCTCGGAGGAAGAGGCAAGGATAAGGGTTAAAGACCCCGACCTCTCCCTCTCGCCTCAACGGCACCTCCGATTTGGCGTCAAATGGGATGATACCGCCATCTTCTCAGGCTATCTATTAGAGCCATCAGCGAAGGAGGTCATTTATGGCAAGGAATGGGAACTCAACGCTCAAGGGATAGCCTTTAAACTCCGCAACACAATCCTTCCCGCTGGCACAGCTTATGACGGCGTTCTCCATACCGACGCAGTCAAGGACATCTGCGGTTATGCTGGGATAGATGTGGAGACCGCTACCGACCCCAATAACCTCAAACTACCGCAGGGCACACCAGAGCAGGGCTTCCTCTGGCAAGTGGAACAGGGAACGAACGCACTTGACCTCTTGGAAAGGATAGCTGAATTCACTGGCTGGCAACTCATAGCTTCCTTCTCGGTAGACGCAAATGGCTATCCAATTGCAAAACTGACTTACCGACCTGAACCCGACCCAGATAATACCGATATAGTGGCGAAGTTTTGGAAGACGACGGAAGAGGCGAACCAAACCCCTCCCGCTGGCGTTGTCTACCTCAAAATGTTCCAATTCAAAGAGACGACAGAACCGCCCGAGATAAACGAAGCTTGGGTCTGCGGTCAGGATTATCTCGGCTATCCCATCTGTGGTTTCCTAATCAATACCGATAGCATAAACAACCCCGATAGCGACGACTACATCGGATTTAGGAAGCAATATGTAGAGGTAGACGCAAGCCTCAATACCTCCGAGGCGGTTCAACAGCGTTTACAGGTTCTCTCAAAGAAAATGCATACAAAGAAGACCTACGAATGGGAGGCACCTGCTCCGCCAGTAGTCAAGCCAGGCGATTTAGTGGAGATAGACGGCGTGGATGGGAAAATCAGAGTGGATAAAGTAGAGGTCATAGCGAACTCAACCGAGCGAACAATGAGGGCGAGATATAACGGAACGAAGGTGAGCTAAATGAAAAGGGATAAAATGAAAGAGATAGCGATAAGGCTCGCCGTCCTTTCCGAACTCGGCATTCAGACCTTCGCAGAAGCGGCGGAAAATGCAGGAGAAAAAAGCAAATCCGCCGCATCCGCCGCTTTCAAAACCGATAAACGCTGTAATGTGTGTAATTCCCCTCGTAGGCGGGAATACGAGGAATACTACCTCGCCACAGGGAGTATCGCTCAAGTGTGGGCATACTCCCAAACCATCGGCGAGAATATTCCCGAGAGCAGCTTCCGCCGTCATTTCAAAAACCATTTCAACCCCGATAAGGGAGCGGAGGAAATCTCTCGCCAACTCTTTGAAAGGGCGGTTCAGGAGAAAATCAAATATGCGGAGGGATTGGCTCAAACCTACCTTCTCGCCAAGCGTATCGTGGACATCCTCCTGCAAAGGTTAGGGGATACAATAGAGAACGGAGGCGAGGTCAAGGGAAAAGAATTAGCGGTCATCTCAACCCTCCTCCCTGAACTCCGCCAATACGCTAAACAAATCCGTGAACTGGAGGGCGAGGATGAGGAATGATTTATTACCTTTATGCTCCCCACTTCCTCTTCTCATTCAGCTGGAGCAACGACCCAAAGAAGGCAAACTGCGTTTATTTTACTTTTTGTGGACAACCATCCGCTTACCAAGTAGAGTATGCCCTCTCGGGTCTTGTGGCTCAAACTTATATCCCGAGATGTCAATGCCCCCTGCCGACAAGACTGTTCTCAGAGGATTACGAACCTTCCTATAACCCCATTGAATACGAATTCCTCCACACCGACTGGCTCATCCGCACGCCCATTTCCCCTTGGGATATTCCTTTTAGCGAGATTTGTGATACAGCAAGGTTTCGCTTCGGAAATCACGGGACTTATTCTGTTTTAGTGGACTTTTTAGGTAAGGGAGGAAGGGAGCTCTGGCGAATTGATGCTGGCGGTAAGATGTATTGTGGCTGGTATAAAAATCAAAAGGGCGAGCTCATTGAGGTTGTGTATCCAAAGGAGGGGGAATATTCCTATGAAGGGGAAAGGGAAATAACCGATATATGGGAAAGATATAAGGATTATGGCGGGATGGGTTTTCCTCAACTACTCTGGCGGAAAGCCTACTCGGAAGGCGAGCA